CATGATCTCGTCAATGCCTTCGTATGCTACCTTCAGCACAGCGTTGTCGATCTTCCCGTGAGTGTGAAACAGGTCACCGCAGAACACGATGTAGTCTACGGTGTTCTCACTGATGTACTTGGCGAGCCGAGTGAACACATCGGCCTGCGCCTGTAGCCTGGAGTTCATCCCATCTACCAGCCTGGACCCGTAGGGCCAGTTGTGTAGGTGGAAGTCTGAGAAGATCAGGACTTTCATGTACCCCATGTCTCCATCATGCCATGTTCCATGCAGTAGTCAATGAACTCCCGATACGCAACGTTGAGTCCACCACGGTCGTTCACCACCTGTTCCCAACCCGCCTTGCCAAAGTTGATTTCTTCGTCGTCCACCAGTGAGTGGATGCTGTAGTCTTGTGAGCCTTTCTTGTGCGTCACCCATCCCGTCGTGCAACCAGCGGTCAGCAGGCTACCGAGGGTGTCGAACCCGTGGGTGTTGTAGAGAGCCACCTCTTTGATGTCTGGCTGCGACATACACGAACCTTTCAGCTTCTCCACGCGCATCTTGATGACCTGTCCGATGCGGCGCTTCTTCTCCTTCTCTCCCACTGTGATCCAGCCAGAGTGTGCGAGGTTGACCCGCACGGTGGAGAACAACTTGATGGCGTGACCACCCGCTGCTTCGCTCTGCTTCGCAAACTTGAACGTCGCACACGTAGCGATGGCATGGTTAATCATGAACAGGTTGACCTTGGCCTTGGCTAGCTTCTCCATGACCCGGCGCATCCCGCCCCGGATAGCCCGTGCATCCTGGCCGATCCGTTCTTCCTTGCCCATCTCATGCTTCTTCATGAACTCAGTAGCCGTACCCGTCACGGAGTCGACCACGATGATGAAGGGCTTGCCGTCGTTCGCCTCTGCCCTGGCTTCAAGGATGGTGAGTATGGAACGGAACACCGCTTCGATGGAGTCACAGTCCACGATCCCGAACCTGATGTTTGGGTCGATGCCACATTGGATGGCTCTCCTCTCATCCCAGGACTTCTCCGTGTCGATGAAGTAGCCCGCGCCACCCATGCGCTGGGCCTCGGCGATGGCGTGGTAGGCCAGCGTCGTCTTACCACAGTGTTCGTATCCGAATAGCTCGATCACTCTACCCGCAGGCCAGCCTGGGCGTGCGATGTTGAAGTCTAGTTCAGGTACGCCAGTGGGTATGGCGAAGGGGATGTAGCTGCTGATGGAGAGGTCGCCTGATTTGTGTGACGAACTAAGAGGGTCTTTGTCTGTCTTCTTCTTTACCGCTTTGAAGATGTCGTCAAAGCTACTCAATTAGGTCTCCCTTGTAGTCAAAGATCGGGCCGTCAAGTACGAGTTCATGTAGCTCACCACTGATGCTGAGCAGGGTCATGGCCTGATGGAACTCCTCCTCGGTCACGTCGTCCCACGCCAGACTTGGACAGGGACAGCCCCAGATTTCAAGCGCACGCTCATGGGTCATTTCCGGAACCTCTTGTGGTTGAGCTGCGCGTACTCGACGTCGGTCATGCGGTGGGGGTTGTCTTCCAGCTTGTCTTCTTTGCGACACTCCAACCAGCACCGCAACGCCACGGTGCCGAACAGCAGCGGGAAGACCATGAAGATCCACACTGGGTTACACGTTTCGAGGAAGGTCATCACGACCTCAAGCATCCGATGCCTCGTCGGCGTCGAGACACATGTCGTTGGCCTCAAGTTCTTCGCCTCGTTGTATGTCTGCGATGCACTCGACACAGATGAGGCCGGTGTCTTTCTCCGAGCAGATGGTGCAAGCGAACTTCCGAACGACAAAGATCTCCTTACCTGTCCGGTTGCGCCATGCGAGACATAGGTCGTTGTGTTGTCGGAGCCAGTCGTTTGCGACACGGTACGAGGGGCACAGTTCCTTGCCCTTCGGGTCGCACATGTCGCACTGGCCTTCTTGCTCATGGTCTTCAAGTACTGACTTGACCATTACCATGGTGTTAATCATGTATCCTCCCTGGAAGAAGGCAGGGGGCAGGAACGGTGAGAAACCTGCCCCGCTGCCAGACCCTCCCGCGCCTATTCTTCGCTCTCCGGTTCATCCTTGTCCAAGCACTCAGCCAGCTTCTCGTAGGACTGAGGCGGGTACACGCCAGCGAGCAGCGTGGGTGGCCCGATCTCGTAGCCTTCTGCGGCCAGCTTGTCGAGGATGTTGGTGCGCTGAGGCATGGGCTTCGCACTGTACTTCGTGTCGAAGCGGCCCTTACCACTGCGCTCAATCCGGAACTCGACGCCTGCGTTGATGTTGGTGATGTCTCCCCAACCACCGGCGTGATCCGAGTCATACTCCATCAGTTCCTTGAAGACAAGCGCGCCTGACTTCAGGATGTGGATGCCATCCTTCAATGACTTCCCATCAGGAGATGAGTGGACGTACACATTGTAGAGGTACTGCTTCTTCGGGCGGAACCGCTTCGCCGCCAGGATGTTCGCCTCCACCTTCGTGTCGTACAGTTCGTCGCCGTGCTCACAGATGGGGCACGGGAGGTCTTGCACGCCAGGACATGTGTAGGTCTGGAACTTACCTTCAGGACGAAGGCCGTGTTCTTTGTACTCACGGAACCAAGACTTCGCATCTTCATGCGGAGGCAGGACGCGAACGTGTGTGATCCCTGCCTTCAGGAAAAGCACATCGCCGCTGTCGCTCCGTTGTTTCTTTGCTTCCGCATACGCTTCACGCATGAAGTCGGGATCGGCCTCGCCAAACCCAGCGGGTAGTTCATTTGTATCTGTCATGTTTGCTGCTCCTTATCAGTATCGTCCGAGACGAATTGGTTGTCTCTTATTATATGTTTTATTTCAACAGATTGCAAGTTTTGAAGGATAAATCTTTGAGTTTCCTCAAGAAACTGGGCCTCCTGTGGTCCGGATCTCCTCCTTCATCTTGTAGCAGAGGGCGATACCGAGGTTCGCCTTGTCTCTAAGGCCACGATAGAAGCCCTCAACCATGGTGGCCTGGGCTGTGGCCCTGAAGAACGCCCGCTTGGCCTGCTGGTACTCGTCTGAGAGGCGTACCTGCTCCTTGATACCGGGCTCAGTGGTCCGCACCCCCTCCGCTGCTGCCTTCTCACGGAGGTTCTGGGCCTGCCTAGACGCCTGAAACTTCACCGCAGCCTCGCAGCGCATGGCGTCAGCCTTTGTCTCACCGTGCAGCTCAGCGTACAGGGCGATCTTCCTGGCCAGATTACAGAGGTCCGAGTCCAGGGTGTCCTCATCGAGGTGCATGTCTGCGTCCAAGTCCAGCTCTACCGTTCGGTTTTCCAGTTCAATCGTTATCATCAAAGTCTCCTTCTTCAAACACGAAGCACCCAGGCGCCAGTGTATGGTCTACTCTCATAGGGATGCCCTGCCATGTGAGATCCCTGATTGATACGTAGATGTTGTTGCAGCGTGGTGAAGCCTGTATCTCCATCGACATCTCATACGAGACACGTAGGCGCAAGCCCTTTCCATTACAATACTTGTTACCTCTCTTCCTCATGGTATGCCGAGCCACCTCGACCAACTCACGCTCCCACTCCAGTTCACCCCGCATTCAACTCAGCCTCCGACCAGCTAGCACCCGTGCCCACCTTCATGGTGAACTCAAAGTCGTCTAGCTCTTTGATTGGTAGGCTGGCGATCTCTTGCAGCTTCGGCACGAACCAGTCTACGTGCTCATCCTTCACCTCCCAGGCCCCGGAGTCATGCACCGTGATGACTAGGTAGGCATCCTCTTCCTTCATGAGCCCAGCCTGGATCCTATCCTCGATGGATGCGTCCATAGCGTTGAGGCACCGGACGGTGACTGAGTTCGCTGGTGACTGGATGCTACCATTCACCGCCTGTCGCTCAGCTTCAGCCCGCGCCCACTCATTGGATGCGTTCATCATCGAACCCATCCTCTTCATGCGCCCGAAGCGGGTGGTGTGGATGCCGTTGAGGGAACTGATCTCGTTCACTGTGTCCGTGAAGTACCGAGCCACAGCAGGGAACCGCTCGTCCAACGAGTCGAACCCCCGCTTCACCATAGCCTGAGTGATCGGGTGTTCCTTCCCGGCCTTGTCCATCCACGTCAGCTTCATCAGGGCGTACCCATCTGTCGAGCCATACGTCCTACCGAAGTTGACGTTCTTCCCGATGGATCGGTTGAACTCCGACACATCCTCCAGGGGGCACTCAAGGAACGCTGCGGCTGTGGCCTTGTGAATATCCACACCCGACCGGAAGACCTCAAGCATGTCCTTGTCACCTGACAGGATGGCCAAGGTGACCAGCTCGATCTGACTGTAGTCACCATAGATCATCTTGTGTCCTGGGTTCACGATGAACATGTCACGAAGGTTACCCTTGCCCGCCTTGATCCGAGCCTCGTCTAGCCGTGGGATCTGGTGGAGGAAGCGCGTAGATACACGGCCATTGACTGTGCCGTGGATCATCACGCCGATCCGTGCCCTGCCATCTGCCTCTTCCGATAGTTCCTTAGCGTTGTTCATGTAGGTACCAGTCAACTTCACAAGGCTACGGTGCTTCATGATGTCTTCCACCAGCGGGAACTTGTGTGCCAGCTTCAGCAGCCGTGATTTGTTGGTGGTGTACCCCTTTTGTGTGCGCTTGTCTTCAATATCCTTGAAGTATCCCGCCGCCTTGATAGCCTCCATAACATCTGCACTAGCCTTGGGGTTGAACTCAGGCCACGTCTGGGCCTTGATGCTCTTCAGTGTGTCTTCCTGATCCTCAGTGAACTCCTTCGTCAGAGTCTCGATCACGTCCGTGTCCAGCCGCACCCCGTACCACTCAGCCTTGAACAGCGTGCGGATGAAGGGGTGCACCTCTTCCTGATACAGCTTCCACAGATTCCCCTGCGCCTTGAGGCGGGGGAAGTACAGCATCATCAGCCGGTACGTACACTCAGCATCCTTGCTGCCATACCTCCACATCATATCGTCAGGGACAGCATCGTAGGTGTTCTTCAGTACCCTGCCCCGGCCCACGATCTTCTTGAGATCCTTGCTGTAGTCGCCAGTGTCCAGCTCCAGATCAGACAGGTACTCAAGGTCATGGGGCGGGTGCTCCCACAACAGGTGGTGCATCAGCATGGTATCGAACAGGAAGCCCTTGACCTCCAGGCCCATGTGCTTCCGCGCCACGCACATGTCGTACTTGATGTTGTGTGCGATCTGAGGGATGCTGGGATCTTCGAACAACCCCTTCAGCCCATCGATGATGCCGAGCCGCTCGTTGTAATTCCACCGGGGCTTCAGCTTCCAGTCCGTACCCTCCGGGTCATGGTTGTACATCGGCAGTACGGCTGACGTGACCTCGCCAGTGTCGTAGCCCCAGCAGAACTGCATACAAATCATGGGCTCTTTTGACCACGGCAACGACCTCGACTCAGTATCGAATGCGAACACCCCCTTCTTAGAGATCGCATCCACCATACAGTCCAGATCATCCAGGCTGTCGATCAGATTGTACTTGCAGTCAGGGGAATCCTCGGCCACGGTCCACCCCTGGACCACACTCTTGGCCACCCTGAGATCCTTGACCAGCTTGCTCTCCAGCTTAGGGTCGGGGTTCATGAACAGGGCGTTGGGGTCAGTGGATACCACCACGTTCCACACCTTCGTGAGCGTGTCGTCATGGGGGAAAGCCTTCTCGATGATCTTTCCATGCAGAGCATTCACCCCACCCTCACCCATCAGGTTGAAGGCGCGGAGGGAGTCTGAGCCCATGAGCACCACCACGTCAGGGTTCACGGCCCTCAGTTCTGTGGCTAAATGCCCCATGCAGGCTAGGATCTCCTGCACCGAGGGCGGTCGCTTCGGAGGGGCACACTTCACCAGCGTGGTGACGTACACCTCCCGTGTGTCTATGGTAGCCAGGGCCAGGAGATCCTTCAGCTTGTCCACGTTCCTCCCGTTCCCGAGAGTGGAGAAGTCCTTCTGGTCCGGTGCCTTGACCACGACCATGATCTTGTGGTGTGTGGGAGGCACAGAAAGGGCACCAGAGGTGGCTAAAGCGACGCAGGAGCCACTTACTTGCCTGCACCGGGTGAGTTGCCCCAACTTGCACTGGGGCAGTGTTTTACAGGGCATTATGAGCCTCCCTTGTTGGTGTGCTTCTTCGGTAGTTTCCCGTGAGATGTGAGCCTGTCCAGATCTTCCGGTCGTATCCGTGCCACCGCCTTTCTGATGGCGTCACGTCCTATCGGTCCCTCTGTGTGAGCAGGCATTACCTTCCTCTGGTGGCGTGTCTCCCACCGGATATGGAGCTTCAGCAGGGGCTTGAGCAGCCACCGCACCACCTTCAGCTTGGTGATTGTCCAGGCTACACGTATACTATCCTTCATCTGCATCCTCCTTTCCAAATCGAATCTTCGTACTCCAGAGTCTATCATGGTAGTAGAAGATGAGAACCCCCAGCACCAAGTCGATGATCGCCAAGGCGCTGCCGAATACCCACGAACCAGTGAGGCCGTAGCCAACCCCGAAGTGGACAAACAGCATGATGCTCTTGTAGCTCAGCGTCTTGAAGATGGCCCTACGCGGTAGGCTTGGCATTGATGGCCTCCAGCATTGTATCCACACGGCTTGATGCTGTGTGGTTGGCTAGGTATTCTACGTACCCGGCCTCTCGAATCTTGTCCCTCTCCCCTGGCCTAGCTAGGTAGTGCTTGGCTAGCTCCGCTGCCTCGTCCAGGGTGCGGAACCATACGAGGTGCTTGTGATTCTCAAACAGATCCTCCAGGCCAGGGAACCACGCGACTAGGCAGAAGCCCCTGGACGACAGGATGTTGTACATCCGATTGGATGTGTACCCCGCCGCAGGCAGGGAGATAGACAGGCTGATGGGTGTGGTCTGATACAACCACTTGGAATCCGGTGTTACTCTCTCCCCACTGAGGATCGCAACGAACAACCCAGCATCCTTCAGAGCGTTGATCACAGGCATCCGGTTCCAGCCCCACTCCCTGTTCCCTATCTGTAGCCGGGTCAGTTCTGGTGTCTGCACCAGCCCTTCGTAGGGTGCGGGGAACCCTGTGTCTCCAAGGAACACCACGTCGCAGTGCAGATCCCGATCCCCTACTGTCTCTGTGTCGTTGCCACATTGCGGGAGGTAGACCGTTGGTACCCCAAAGGAATCCTCGTACTCCAACAGGAAGTACTTGTTGCACAGCCCAATGACACTGGCTGTGGTTGTGGTATTCCTGGGTGGTCGAAGATCATTCATCCACCAGAAGATCTTAGCCGATGTCTCCACAGTGGGGGGTCGGTTGTTCATCCAGATCAAGGCGTCGTAGTCATCCCAGTTGTACTCCTCGTTTATGTGGAACACATCGACCCCTCTCGCCTCAGCACACAGGCTGAGAGAGCTTTGGATGGGGCCTCCTTGTTCGCGGAAAGAGATAGCGTACTTCATTTTGTATTGACGCATTCCTTGTAGTATTCGTACTCACATTCACGGCGGTCAGAGTTGTTCCCCTTCTCGCGGCATTCCTCATGCATGACCGCACCGCAGTCCTGCCAGTGCTGGCGCTGGTCTACCTCACTGACGCAGCCTAGTGAGAGGTACATACCCACCACGACCACACCAGCTATGACCCAGAAGAAGAGCCGCTCCATCATATCCCCTGATCCGGAATGATATCCTTCCTAGCCACGATGAAGGTGCCGGTGTCGAAGTCGTACCGCTCATCGAAGTTCACCAGCACGTACCCTTCAGTGTGCCTGACTATGACGATGTGGTAGAATTCCGCTACCGTTGCACACATGTGGTTGTCGTAGAGCAACTGGCCTGTGATGGCTAGCTCCTCTTCCACCGCAGGGCCTCCCCGCTCGTATGCCTCAAGGTTGTCCACTGCCCGCTGCCATGTACCCAGCAGCGTGATGGACTCAGTGCTGAGGTCAAGGCTGAAGCACACCTCAGCCTGACCTACGATGAGCCCTGTGCCCTGGTTGTACGGCTCGTACTGTTGCCCCTCGGCCAGCGTTGATCCGAGTGCGAAGACCGCAGCGATGATGCCGATCAGCACCATCCAGTTCGTTGCGGGTACCCGTCGCTTCCTGTGTTCTTGTAGTCTGCTGCCGTTCATAGTTTCTCCTTAGATGTATTGTCCAGCCTTCGGTTTGTCTTCAGTCTGAGGTACCCACCCATCCTCACGGGCTATCCTGTATATCTCAGCCAGAGTGGTGTTCTTTCTGAGGTCGACCGTCTTGTTCTTAACCATCGAAGCGTAGAGTTCGTTTGCCTCCTTGGGTGTGAAGGGCCTGAGGTGTATGTGCTGACACATTCTTCCCGGTCGTGTGACCGCCGGGTCCAGATCGAGCAGCTCAGCGTTGGTCGTCGCAATGATCCTGATGTCCAGCATCTCTCCGAGCAGCCCGTCGCCCAGGTTCAAGAGCCCACTCAGTTCTGCCACGCCTCCGTTCTTCCTGTGAGATAGAGCGATGTCCGAATCCTCAAGGATGAAGGTGACGGGCTTCGGGTCATCCGGGTCAACGCAGCCAAGAATGACAGGGAGGATGGAAGGCCCCGACAACTCAGCGATCATGTGCGCCCCGACAATGATGAAGGTAGAGTTCACGCTCGTCACCAGTGAGCGGATCATGTAGCTCTTGCCGGTACCCGGAGGGCCTTGCAGCAAGATGAGCCTGCCACAAGGGTCTTGCGAAGACAGGCAGTCAGTGATGTGATTGTACCCTGTGACCGCATCCTTGGTGTAGTTGGCCTCAATGAGGTCGTGATCTATCTTGCCAAGGGAGCGGAGGCCCAGTCCGCCGGGGCTACTCATAAGAGCAAAGACATTGTTGGACGCCTTCTTGGTGTCAATGATGATAGATATCTTCCTAATCTTAGCGACGGTGAGTTCGTTTGTTGTGACTCCCCGGAGCTGAAGGTGCATATCCTTGGCGTCGTTGAAGTAGACACGGACATATGACTCAGCGTCGGTGTACTCATTGTAGTAAGTCTTGTCTTCTGTGTCCTCCTGCATGAGGATAGGGGGGCCAAAGATATCGGACAACGCGCCGTTCACAGCGGCATGATCTGCCGTCCCGTCATAAGAGAAGCGATACATCACACCCCTCTCAGACTGGGTGCTGGACTCAACCGTGTTGAGGGTGGCTAGTGTATCCTCAATGTTGTAGGCTTCACACCCAATCCCCAGACGTTCACGTAGTTTCTTTAGTATCACTTCTTCTCCTTGTACCGCACGCAATTCATGCATGGGTCATGGTTACAACCCGTGGCTTCTGTTTCGTGTCTCTGCGGTCTACCGGGACACTTGCCCTTCCCCGGCCAGAAGTGCCTGCCACACTTGCAGCAGATGGTAGTCACTTGATGTTCTCCTCTGTGTAGCCAGCACGGAGGTGAAGGTCATCGAGTTCCTCCTGTCCCATTATATCCATGACGCTCTCGATCTCCCAGAATGACACGGGCGAGAAGTTCCAGCAGTCCACACCAATGTCCATTTCCTTACGGTCCTGACGAGAGGGCAGCGTGCCGTGGCTGTGACCATACAGGTGCCACGATCCCCGGAAGCTGTGGTTCCACACCCGCATCGCGTAGTGGCACATGATGATACGCTGATCGACACCGTGTGCGGTGACCATCACCTCGGCCATGTCATGCACGGCAGTGAAGAACTCAAGCGTGCGGCGGTGGTCGTGGTTCCCTTGGATCAGGATGACGTTCCCGTTCAGCCGAGCCAGGGTGCGCTTCACAAAGTTCACGCCACCCCTGTAGCCGAAGTCACCGAGGTGGAACACTGTCTGATCTGGGCGCACTGCGCGGTTCCACCTCTCAACCATCACCTCGGTCATGTGATCGGCATCCTTGAAGGGACGCTCACAGAACCTGATGATGTTCTCATGACCGAAGTGTTGGTCAGCCGTGAACATCACATCGTCCGCTGCCATACTATATTTCTGCATCAGCATCTCCCATCTTCACGGCTCATGCGCTGGTACTTACCGCACCTATCGCAGTACCGTTCCTGTACGATTGCCTTCTCGTCCTTACCGACGATACCCACCACAGTAGCTTTGCTCCACTTGCCCCACTTATGTCTCCAGAAACACATAGTTACCCCTTGATGTTGATGAGTTGTTGTAGCGTGTGCTTGATGGACACCAGATCACTCTGCGCTGCCATCACCGCATCAATGTCCTTGTAGCAGGCGGGTGTCTCGTCAATCACATCCTTATCCTTCCTGCATGTGATGCCCTCTGTTGCCTTGACGTGATCCTCTACCGTGAACCGTCGCTTGGCTTCCGACCTAGACATGACACGGCCCGCTCCATGAGAACAAGAGTTAAAACTATCAGCATTACCACGCCCCTCAACAATATAGCTACGAGCCCCCATAGAACCAGGGATGATGCCCAGATCCCCAATACGAGCACGCACAGCACCTTTTCGAGTAACGAATACGTTCTTTCCAAAGTGATTCTCCTTCTCCACGTAGTTGTGGTGGCAGTTGATCGCTGTCTCCGTGTTACCGGAGTCACCGTCGGTGCCCCAATCATCCCGTCGTCCAACCGCTGTGTACAGGGCGATAAGTGTCTGCTCCAGCATGATGTTGCGGCTGTTGAATGCGTAATGCTGCGCCCACCCTACAGCCTCGACGTAATCATCATGGTACTCTGTCCCTTCTGGCAGGTACGCCAGATCCTTGTTGGGCAGGTTGCTCATCCACTTCTCGCACTCACCCTGAGCCAGCTTGATGAAGTGGGTGCCGATGCGGTTGCCGATACCCCGTGACCCTGAGTGAAGCATGACCCACACCTCATCGTTCTCATCCTGGCACACCTCAATGAAGTGGTTGCCTCCACCCAGCGTCCCGAGTTGGTACAGCGGGTCACCGAACTGTCGGATGCGTGGGTACTTGTCTGCGATCTTGTTGAACGTGTGGCCCATTGCACCGGTCCATATCTGGCACGCTATGTTGGGGATATGATCCTGCCATCGCCCCTTGTCGCCGAGCCCACCCCTGTCTGTTCTGCCGTGAGGCACGGCCTTCATGATGGCCTCGTAGATTGCATCACGGTGCTCGTACACCTCATCCAGCTTGATGCCGGGGACACGCTGCGCCACCATGCCACACCCAATGTCCACACCCACCGCAGCGGGGATGATGGCCTTGCTGGTAGCGATGACGGTGCCCACCGTGGAGCCCATGCCCCAGTGTGCGTCGGGCATCACAGCGAGGTGCTTGTGGATGAAGGGGAGCTGCGCGCACTCTCGTAGCTGCTGTTCAGCCTTGATGTCTAGCTCCACGCCATCCACCCATGCCTTCACCGGCACCGCTTGCTTCTTACCTGTCAGTACTCGCATCGAGTTTCCTCCACGCCTGTAGTTCTTCAGCGATCACCCTCGCCTCTTGGAAGAAGTCGTCGAGCCACCACTCTTCTCCGTATGAGATCTTCCTGTTTACATCTTCGATGAACGCATCTATCTGTTCGTCTGACATGTCCAGTGCGGGCTCAGCCATCTACAATCACCGGGTTACCTAGCCCTTTCACAGACCAGATGCACTCGTTGTTCGGCTCACCATTACGGTACGCCCGGATGGCACCCTCGTAGTCCGCTGCGACTACGTATGTGGATGACTGGGTAATGGTTTCATCTTTATCAAATTCTTGGTTGAATATGAACAGCTTCATCATTTGAGTAGCTCCTTACAGTGCTTGCATTTAGGATCTTCATCTTGTGCTAGGTGGCCCCAGAGGGCACACGGCCACGCCATCGTCCAATGCCGTATCAACTTCAGTAGTGTCATCACTTGAGTAGCTCCTTGATCTCTTCGTATGTGTGGTCGTCCGGTTGGCCCGTGATGTAGATGCTGCGTGCTGCTATGCCAACCTTCTTCAGTTGTCGTTCAGCCTTCTGCGAGTTCGCTCCCTCGTCCCACAAGAACGTGACTCGCTTGACCCTGGAGTGAACCAGCATGTCCACTTGCCGAGGGCTAAGGTACGATCCAAAGTTAGTGGTCACTCCTAGGTCACGTAACCACATGGAAACAAAGGTGTTTTCCACGAAGGTGATTTCTTCCCACAGTTTGCACTCGCTCCACCCGAGGATGAAGTTCGTGATCGCGACACCCGATGCGTACTTGTAACGCAGTGCGTCAGGATCTATGTCACTGAACCACTTGTGACAATGCGTGTTCTTGTTCACTCGTCGTGAGTTGTACTGCACCAGCTTCCCATCCTCCATGATGGGCACGATGACGTGCGTCTTGTTGGTGTGTATGTCCCACTTCCGAATCATGTCCCACGTCACACCCCGTGTAGATAGCACCCACGCCTCCTCACTGCCCTCTTCGATCTTCGCTGCCTTAGGAGGCAGCGTCACCTCAACCACCTTCCGTTCCTGCTTCTCCATCCCAGGTACGTACCCTGCCAACTCAGGTGGGTACCCCACGATGTTGATCGTCTGCTCAAGGTTGAGCGTACAGTGGCACCCCGCCCGGTGACAGTACCCGAGCACCTTCTTGATGTTGAAGTAGAAACTCTCATGCCCACACGTAGGGCACGGGAACTTCAGCTCATTCCCTTGGCGGTGCTCTACCTCAAACGCACCGAGCATCCACTGAAGGATGTCAGCCTTGGTGTATTCGTACATGATAAGTATCTCCGCAAGTTTCGCACCGCCAGTGGTGCAGGAAGCGCTTCCTCGTCCAAGCGTTCTGGCTTATCGTTATGAGCTGCGCGCCTCCCTTGTGGCGTGCTCGCCATTTCCTGAAGGTCATTGCAGCCTCCTGAATGCGTATGTGAAGCACCGCTTGCACCACCTACTCTTGGTGTAGTAGATGTGGTACTCATGGTGCACCAGCCTGCACTTCCTGACCGTCATCGTGCCCCCGCTATCCCTATGATCGCCAGCCACATGCCCACGTACACCACCGCTGTGATGGCTACGATAATCAAAACGGTACGTCCGCTGATGGTCGTTGTCGCGTCGGCTCCTCCAGCTTGGCGATCAGTAGGTCAGCCAGTTCGATAGCCTCACTCACCGCATCCCCTACCTTCTGCTCCCTGTCGCCATGCTCCATCTTGATCTGTATGAACTTCAGCGCCGCCTCGAATCTCTGCTGACGAAGCTGCAATTCCTCTGCGAGTTCCCAGTCGTTCATTCAGCTACCTCCCTTCGGTGTCCAACCACCACCCTTCAGTACAAACGTACAACCAGCGATGAGCCTGCGGCACGGGGCCATGCACTTCGTGAACTTACCCGGCTTCCCATAGCCTGCGATGCCCTCAAGTTCCTCCTGATTGATGAGGGTCATGAACTGACACTCAGTCAGAACGTCATCCTTGATGCCCTGGATGACCTCGATCTCATGGCCCTCATCACACGCGTAGAGATACGTCGGCATTATCGCTCCCACGCCATCAGTTTGAGGAACCCTAGTACCCGAGAGGGCACAGGCGCCGCGCATCCCGTACACTCTCTGTCACCCGCCCAACAGTAGTGCCACCCGCGTGGCAGGTCACAGTACATATCGTCTGACTTAAGCGGGTTGTCGCAGTGGTGCTGGATCATGCTTCCCGAAGCATCACCCGGGTCTTTTATGATCCTGAAGTCGTTGTCCTGAATCAGAACCTCGTACTCCTCACCCACGTCACAGTCAACATCACGCATCAATTGGGCACCTTCCCCGGCCTGTAGTTGAGTCCATCTCGCACCCTAGCCTGCTCCACCCGCTGTCTCTCGGCCTCACGGTATGCCTCGTTCAGACAATCAGGGGGTGCAGCCTCGTCGCCACCTGGGAACTCGTACACCGTTGCCTTCTCATCCGGGTCCAGATCATTCTCCATGCCCTCGTACATGCACCGAGGCCGACGGCCTGCGGCGTTGTGTCTCTGGGCGAAGGTGCGCCACACGAGGTCAAGGCTGGCCTGCTCCTCACGCCACGGCTCCACCACCTTGAGTGCCCATCGCTTGAAGTCCTGCCATAGATACCTCATTTGCGGCGGTGCTGGGGCATGCCGAACTTCAGCTCACTGTAGTTGAAGTCCTTGCACATCCCCTTGTGAGCGAACCACCCGACACCCAGTATGAACGTACCAATCGCCGCATCTACCAGCACGGGGGCGAAGCACCACAGCCAGCCAAGGCTGAGGAACCCAAACGCCTTGGCCGTTACCAAGACCAGTGCTACCATTGTACAGAATCCCATTACTTCTCCTTTGTTGAATACGATGCCCATCGCTTCATGTTCTCACGTTCTAGATAAGCGATGGTCGCCGCCATCAAAATCAATGCAGTTGCTAGGAACCACCCCATTGTTTCTCCTTAAAGTTGATACATCTTGTGGATGAACCAGACCGAGTCGGAGCACCGGGCCTTACACTTCCAGCACACCCGATCGGTCACGTCGTATTCCATTACTCCTGAGTCACCTACCACATCCTCACCGGGCTCCTTCGGGTGCCTGTGGTAAAGGATGTTTGCGTCCACGGCCCAGTTACCTATGTAAATGGAGTCGCCGGGATCATTCGGGCACGGGACCACGTACTGTCCCGCTGAGCTACAGATGGTAGGGGTCTGAGGTGCCTTGACGCCTTTCAACATGACGCCTCCTGAAATGAGTAGCCCCCTCGCCCCTGATTTAACAGGTGTGACGAGGGGGCTGGATGCTCTAGCTCTACAGTAGTACTGAAAGAACCAAGAGCTGAAATGAAACTCTTCTGAGAGATCCAACGGATCGAGTAGCTATTCAGAATGTATGAGTTCATTGTCATTTATTATTACTACTTATGTTTTGACCGTATTAGTGTTGGGGTCTTCGAGTTTACGGCTTTTCAGAGGTTATCATTCTCTGGGTAAGCGGGTGCCTCTAGCACGTCTAACCCTTGCTACGTTCATTTGATCCTCCCTCTGTCGAGGTGTATGGTATGGAGATTGAATGACTTCGTTCTCCCTGCTCTATTATATGTTTTCTTTTCAGAGATTGCAAGTTTCAACTCGCTGCCTTCCTCTTTTGTGCTGCTACCTGCTTCTCTCGCGGCGTCTTAGCCGTGCTGTCGGCCACCTCAGGTACGCTAGTGCTGTCGTAAGTCTCCGTTTCGTATATCTTATTGGTGATCGACATCTTACTGAGGTCACATTCTAGCATTACCGGCTTAAAAGATCGCCGGGAGTGCCTCTGTTTGAGGGATGAGAACTCCATTGCGATCTTGTCCTCCCCAATCTCCTGCTGGGTCATCCCGATCACGACCGTCGCCTCTTGCAGATGCTTGGTCGAAGCCTGTGCCATCTCCAGTCCCATCTTGGCACCCTTCACCATGCCCGAGCGGTTGGTCTGCGCTGCTGTCCACACCAGAATGTTGTGCCGCTTGGCGAACCGGGACAGGTCACGGCTGATCGCACCCAGCCAGTTCCATTCTTTATCCCGCGCGAACCCCGCATCACAAGGCTTCATCCTTTCCATGAAGTCGAGGATCAGTACGTCAGGCTTCCACCCAATCAGGTTGACCCACTTCATCATCTCTGATTCGATGTCGTCAACGCTCACCTCCCTGTTGATCTCCGTGATCCTGATGCGATCATGCAGGCCAGCCTTCCAGTGCCGCTCCAGCCCCTTGTACGCCACGCCTGGGTCGTTGATGACCTCAGTCAGGTCAGTACCAGTGATGCGGCAGAGCAACCGTTCTGTTTCTTCCTCGATGGTCAGCTCATTGGTCACGATCCACACCCTCGCCTGCTCTAGCTCAGCCATCTTGTGAGCCATCACGATCAGGACACTTGACTTGCCTGCGCCTGTCGGGGCCATGACGATCCCGAGCTGCTTCGTCCGCAGCCCACCACCTGACCAGTCGTCAACCACCGTGATGCCCGTAGGTATCCGGGTCACCTCGGGCGTGAAGCCTGCGGTTTGGACGAGGTTCTCGACAGCCTGTCTCAAGTCCATCGTCCTATCCTGTCCCACGTCACCATGCCTGTTGAAGAAGGTGTGCAGGGACTTGAGTACGCTGCTGCCCTTGAGGTTAGCCTGCTTCTTCAGGAACGTCTGGTCGTTCGCTAGTTCTTGGAAGTCACGCACCACTCCCGTGTCCCGTGCCTGATCCAGTGTGTATAGGATGGTGGACCGATCCGGTATCTCTACCGTGATGCTGTCCAGTGCGTCCTTGTACCTCAGGTTGTACGCTTCCTCGTCCTTGTCCTTGAACACCCTGTGCAGGGTGGAGATGGATGGTTGCTCCCCGTGTGTTCTGGTGAACGCATACAGCTCAGCCAGGATGGGGATGTACTCTGTCTTGTGCAACCAGTCCGGTTTGAACGTGGTTGCAAACTTGCGTGCGTCCTCTGGTCGTGAGGACAGGGCGTATAGAAACGCCGCTTCGTCGAAACTACTACTGCTACTACTCATGCTTCCTCCTTACCATGACAGCAACATCGCTATCATCTTAATTCCTTCGGGTATCTCGGTACCACACGCCTCGCAAGCCTCCGTACACCATGCCACAGGGTCCGCGTCCACATCGAACGCAGTCCTCCAGTTTGGCTCGCAGAGATGGTAGCGTGTGTCTTTGTACGTACCTTTGTTGTTCCTTGGGGTTGGAAAGAACCAGTCACCTACGACTTGCCAGTTCGCGTTGTCAGCTCCTCTTGTTATGACCCATTCTCTCCATTCCTCGTAGGTTTGTTTGTGATCCACTACAGTTTTGCCAGTAGTATTATCATCTTAATCCCTTCGGGTACCTCGGCTCCGCATATGAGACATCCTCCTTCCATCTTAGCAACAGACGCATCATACCCACCCTCAAGTTTGAACAGCCGGTCGTAGTTCCCTCGGCACACGTGGTAGACATTATCACTCAGGGAGAAACCCTGGTTCACCCTACCAGGGTACAGCCAGTGGTCAACCGCGATCCACGATGAGTCCGGTCCCTTCCACATGGTGAGCATCTCTTCCTCCCATTCTTCATATGTCTGCTGTTCCACCGCCACACCCATCAGAATAGATCCGCTGCGTACTTCTTGGTCTGCTGGATGCTGTGCTGCCGCAGCCGCTTGAAGTCCACGGTCGGGAACTTGTACTTCTTCAGTACCATCCATAGCTCCTCATCCACTAGGTCATGGAACACGGTGCCGAGCAGCCGGGGGATCAGCTTAGCCCGGTGCCTCTCCTGTACCCGTCGCTCCCTACCTTCATCCTTCCAGATGCCAGACGCTTCCTTCCCTTCCCGTACATCCTGCTCCGTCAGCTCACACACGATCTTGGACCGCACCTTCTCTACCAAGAACTGAGTCACGAACTCCTCAGCAATAGCAGCCTCCACTTGGAACTCACCACCCTTCTCCAAGGTACCGAAGGCCCGCTTGTTCTCTTCCTTGAACTCGTTGCGTACTATCTTAGCCCAAGGCTGGTTGCCACTGGTGCTCTGCCATGCGTAGTTCTTCAGCACGATACCCTCGCCTGCCCCTGCCCCATCAAGGATGAGGTACGAGTTCTGCTCCACCTCATACTGGAGCTGCTTGTCGCTTGGGTTGGTGAAGATGCACAACGGCTCAATCACGTCCAGCCCTGCTGCCCTGATGGTGGGCTCGTACTTGTCGTAGTGCAGGTAACAACCCTTCGCGTTATCATACACATCGAAGACGTAGAACCTACGCCATGCCTCCTGCCGGTACGTCTTGAGGGTGTGAGGCACCAGCCACTCACCGTAGATAGTCCAGCTCGCACCGCCACTGGACATGATCTCATAGAACCTCTCCTGTGTGTCTGGTTCGTGCGCCCACTGCCAGAACCCAGCGTTGTCTGCCTCAGCATCCAGCGTGCGGGAGCGAGAGCCACACTCTATGGTTGGAGCGAGGCCATCCTCTGATTCAAACCACACGCTGGCGTTGGTACCATCCAGCTTGGGGAACACGTACACATCCCCAATGGTGATGCCCTCTACCTTCTCATGTCCTATTCTCTCTACGTGGTCGTACCTACGGAAGCTCATACAACTCTCTCCTCTATCTTGTTGCACTCGCTGCATGTCCTCTTCTGCATCTCCCAGACCCCACCTCCCCTTATGGGTGTCTGGTAGATGTTACTCCAGTTTGACCAATCGTGTCCCCAAAAGCAGCTCATGACATATCCTCCTTGGATCTGAACCCCAAGAACACCGGGAACCGGGGCTTCGCCTTCGCCCCGGAAGGCCAGTGCTTGTACTTGATGATGTGCCCAACGTAGACCTGACGGTCACGCCAGAACGCCTTGCGCTGTTCGTCCGAGTATCCACTGCCACACTCAAACTCGATGTTGGTCTTGAGGTCACGGCACATGAACTTACCTAGCTTACCAGCCGGGATCTTCCCAGCCTTGGCACTCGACCGCTGTGTCCTACCAAGGGCATTCTTCACGGCCTTGTTGGTGTTGGTCATCAGCTCTTCGAAGCCAATGATCTCAGCCTCGTCATCCTGAGACACCTTGAGCTTGGCCATCATCCCTCTGGTTGAGCGCCCGAACTTGTACCCACCTTCGGGGTCACGGAAGATGGCACCCTCATAGTTCTCATCCGTACACTTCTTCCAGAATGCCATCAACCCACCGGAGTTGTAGCATTCCTCCGGTAGCACCAGGGTCACCCACTCAGGGCGTGGAGCCTTGAGGCGTTCCTTCATCACCTCCATCCTCTGCCGATACGTCAGCTCCTTGTCCCACACATCGAACACCTTGTACTCAAAGTCAGGCGTCCCTTCGATCCGCATGATGGGACCAGACACCTCACCAAACGTGGTGGCACCCTTGATCCACAGCTCACCATCCAATCCCTCCATGCCCCATGTCTCCAGCATGTACCTGATGTGGTTGTTCGGGATCTTCTTGAGGCTGCGGGACATGGGTGTCCCACCCGCCACGGTCAGGCACCTGATGCCATCAATCTTGGGCGTAGCCAGGACAGGGAACTTCACCTTGTGAATTTCCTTGCATGTCTCAGCCAGCATGGGCTTCAGTTGTCCATTCAATCTCTGCACCCCACTATCCTTGGCCTGCTTCTTCACGTCAAATACCGGCTGCACCGTGCGGCCCGGTCCGAAGTGCCTCGCTCCCATACCTCTCTTCTGTCTGTCTTTCGGTCCTTTGCTCATCATTCACCTCTTTCCATTTTGCCTTCTTGCTCATCGTCTTCGGCGCACCCATCATGAACCAGTTCGTTTTGCTGTTCAGCCAGTGTATGTCGAAGTCTACGTGGCTCATGCGTCAACCACGAAGCCCGACGTGTCATGCTTGGCTCTCCCTCTGGCAAGCAGGCCCACGACACAGCCCTTCTTGTCCATGAACCTGAAGTCATGCTCGATCCCAGAGATCACATCGACACCCTGGAACACAGCGGGTATCTCTGATCTGAACACCACAGCTACGTTGATCCCTTGGTTGGTGAACTTCCTGACCAACCCCGGTGCGGTGTACTCATGATAGCTGTACGTCAGGTCGTAGTTCGGTGGCAGCTTGCCAGCGATCCAGTTGCGTACCCGCTGCTCACCCTTGGTGTAATCATAGAACCTCGTATTGGTGAAGGCATCCATCGGGATGTAGTTCTCCCAAGGTACGTCACTCGTACCATTCAGCCGAGCCACAGGGTAGAGGCCCTTGGAGAGCGCCCGCTTCTCCAACAGAACCAACTCTTCGGTCAGCCTGTCTGCGTACCCCTGTCGATCATTGAAGAACTCCATCGTCTTGGTGATGCGTGACCGATGGATCATGTACATCTCAAGGTTCTTGGTGGTCAAGTCACCGCTGATCTGGCTGCGCCCTGCTGTGTTGAGGCACGTTGCCCTACACCCAGGGGTTGACCACGCACACACCGTATGCACCCCGTCAGCCAGGGTGTCCGGTGTCATGTGGTGGATCACAGCCTCGTATCCGAACTCTTCCAACAACTTCGCTGTCTTTGGATTCGTAGATGCGTTAGACAGTAGTGTCATGCGTTCTCCTTATCTCTCCCACTCTATCAGTTTAATCATGCCCATCATTTCTGATGGTGGTGCCTTACTACACTGCCCACATGAGCGGTGTCTATCTACTAGGTTGGCATTGACGGATACCATACCACACGATCCATCACCCTGCCATGAGCTACACCCCGTGTGCGAGATGTAGTAGTATCTGGCTGAGTACCCTTTGGATACCCACAACCTCCACCCACCATCATTAAGCAGCGTCATGCTCTCTCCTATCTAGCCCTGTGGTTGTTCATGAAGCTGAGCGGGATGTGTATGCAGGAAAGGAGCTGTGGGTGGCGGAGTTGCCAGTAGCAGACCACGCTGTTCTCCTTGTCCACGTACTTCTGAATCTTATACGGGCGTTCAAGCGCATCCTCAAGGGTGGTTGGTTCCTTGGCGTTGGCGTAGTCCACGCACGTCGTTGTCACGAACGCCAGCCCGATGACCATGAGTGCTGCAAGTAGCAATAGTTTCATGTTACCTCCTAGTTTCCTTCGTAGATCCAGATGTAACCTCGCCCTGACTCGTACTCAGCCAGCTCACCACAGTTGTGGCCTTTGGCGGGTGCGTCATCATCGAAGAAGGCGTTACTCAACTCAGACGACGCACCGCTGGCCCCATGTACGGAGAATACCTCTAGCTCTCCCCCGTGCTCGGCCTCTAGCTTCTGTAGATTGTCAATGAACTGTGACAGTTTCATGTTACCTCCTCAATATCGAAGCCCTCTTCAACCCACACCTCACGGCGCAGCTTGGAGTGGTGCTTCAGTATGTACCCGCTTGTGTCTTTGAAGTCGATGAGTGCGAAGGCGTGCTTGCCCTTGGCGATACGCAAGCCTCGGCCTATGCGTTGCAGCATGGTCTTACGGGACTTGCCACCACCGGCAAGTATGATCGAGCGTAGCTCGGGCAGATCCATTCCCTCATCGAATACCGTTGTAGCTATTATATGTTTTGTTTTCCCGGATTGCAAGTTTGAAATCGTCTGTGTACGTACCTCCGTAGTTGTACTGCCCTGAATGACAGGAAGGAATAGACCCTGCTGTTTCGCTAGGTTAGCAAGGGCTGTTGCATGTGATATTCGATTCACCATCACGATTGCAGGCGTCGGAACTTTCTTCAGTTCGCTAATGATTCTGTTGTTCCTGTTGCTGTTCATTATGATGGCCGACTCGTAGCACTCGGGCCATGCCTTCGGGCCAGTCACCGGAGGCATCTTGATGATGGTGACCTTCGGCTTGGTCAGGTGCCCCGCCTTGATGAGCGTGTCGTTGTTGATCTCAAAGATTATGTCACCAGTGCAGCCCATCAAGAGCTGGTTGCTGTACTCATCCCGCATGAACGGCGTAGCTGTCAGCCCCCACCGTAGCATGGCATGGCGGAACTGCCTGCTCAGCAGGATGAATTGGTTTCCCTTGTCCAGCTTGGCACCGCACAGGTGAGCCTCATCGAAGAATATCTGCCGTGCCTTGATGAACTGGTTGATCTTGCTCATGTCTCCTTGCTTCAGCACGTTGTGGAGTGTCTGGATCGTAGCCACAGTGATTCCCTGCGGGTCGGGATCAAACACACTATCTCCGATCTGCCCTGCGTGTATGCCATACTTCTTGAACCTATCTATTGCCTGCTTGACGAGGTGCTTGCGATGCACCACGAATACAGTTGGCATCTGGATTGTCTGGTACATGGCTACAGCCAGCTCCGTCTTGCCACCACCCGTTGCGATCTTCAGCACACCACGGGGCCACGGCATCCCCTCAAAGGTACTACTCAGCGCAGCATCCAACGCTGCTATCTGGTAGGGCCTGAGCTGTACGCTGGTCTGCCTGTGTACTCCAGGGACAGGAGGGGCCATCACCCTCATGTCCTTGAACGTCCTGTCCCGCTTGGGTGTGAGTAGCTGTTCGTAGAGAAAGGGCAGCATCCCCGTTGGGAACTGTGCTCCATTCATGGGGTGCGGCTTGCTGATGATGCTGGTCTTACCATCCCACCCCTTCTTCCCCTTGGTGCGGAGGTACAGCTTGTGGTTGTACATGTACTTCGCCCCAGGTGCCATGACCTTAGCCTGCTCACGCACCACCTCAAGATCAAGGATCTCCGCTGCGTTCTCTGGCTTGACCAGACACACAGTGTTATCAAATTCAAACCTCATCGCTCCCACCTCAGTAGTGACATGAACCCATTGATAGCGTCCGGTGCGTCCTCAGTACAGGTGCGACACCTGTAGATAACCCTTCCGTGCCCTTCCCAATCACTAGAGCACGGGATGGTTTGGTGTAGGTTTTCATTCGCGCGTCGAACGTGTCCTGTGAATGCGTGGATGTGGTGCACATCGAAGATTACTTTGGGCTCACCACCTCCACCATTATGATAACGTCGAGTGATAAGCCACTTAT